CTGTTCTGCCAGGTCGCGTAGCGAGGGAGAACATTGATGCTCTTTCCAAAAATCAACGATTGCTTCATACACTCGCCGCTGTGTGGTCGTTAGGTCTTCACCTCTCGATAGCGCTAGTATGCGATCGCGTAAACGAGTTGCGCGTTCTGGGGTTTGTTTGCGCCACTTTGAGTCCCACATTTCGATCGCCGCCTCTACCCAATTCTGCGCTTCAATCGCCGCTTTAAACTTTTTAAAACCTGCCAGGCGTGGTCTGCCAAGTTGAAAAGCCATGTTGATAAGCACATGCTGCGCTTCTCTAGGGAGTTCAAAAAACGTATCAAATATCTCTGCACAGTCACGCGTTGCAATGGCAACGTCCTGCGTAAAAAGTTCAGTACATCGTTCATCAGTTATCTCATCTCCGACGTTTAGCGAAAACTCTGGGTCAGATTCCTTTAGCATGTGCCCGATGCCGACGGTTCGCACATTCTCAGAGCAAAAATAAACATCGAGTCGCTTACCTTCATCGGCTGCAATCTCTTGACTCAGCCGTGGTATGTCGATTGTCATTTTCCGTTCTTCCTGATGGCCTGGCTACCAAAATACACGCTGACCAAGCCGCCGATTGTTAAAAAGAAAATGCTGCTCATCTCTGTCAGATTCTTGCCAGCATCGTCTAGCCCAAAAATGCTGCTCAACATCAGCAGGGCAGGAAACAACAAGAGCGATAAAAGCGCGAACCAAATCATGCGGAGCTGTGCATCCTGTTTCTGATCTTCGTTTTTCAACAACTCCAACTTGATCATCCGCTCACTACGCAGGAACTCTTCATCGTCAACGACACCATCCCCATTCGTATCGAGGCGATTAAATTCAGAATCAGGCTGTAACGATTTGCTCATTTGCCGACCCCCCTCACGCGCTCATAACTTCTACCGCCAGCAAGTCCTAACATTCCTAGAAGAATTGGCATCATCACTCCCGCGTCAGCTTGCGGTATAACAATGCCGAATCCTGCTGCGATAGGTGATACGAGAAAATTAATCATCAACGCCAAAACACAAACGTACCCGCACAGAGGTCGCCAACTTGATTGAAACCAGTTTCCTTTAGCGTCAGCCTTCAACACTTCAATTTGCTGGAGTGCTATTTCCTGCGCGTGGCGTTCTGACATCGTGCTAATTTCATGCGCCAACTTTTGTTTGGTATCGGCATCAGGAATAAATTTATCTAACAATCCCGTTACTGGCCCGATCAATTGTGTTATCACTAGCTTGCTTCCCTATTCTGTTCGCGGTAATACTCAATTTTTGTTATCAGATATTTGCGCGACCACTTCCACTTGTCAGTTGATTTTCGTTTTAGCGCCTCTACTGCCTCGTCACCAATTTCATCACGCAGCCGACGCTCGAACTCAACGGGCTTGCCAGCAAAAAACTCATTGCATGTTGAGCATTGCGGTCGCACGTTATCCTCTTCGTATTTGGTCGGAGAATATGTGCGTGGAATGAAATGCCCTGCCTGACAGTTTCTGTCGCCCAGTCTGAGTGGCTTGTCACACGTGAAACACTTAGGCGGATGATTTGTTTTCACATAACGAGCAAACTCAGGCCACAGCGTGTTCTGCAACTGAGGGATCGTTTTATTCTCCAGTTTTCTTGGCCCCTTACGTCCGCGCACTCACCCTCCAATATTTGTCCATGCGACGAACCATCGCTAGATATTCCCGTTCCGCTTTCTCGACTGATCCGACGCTTTTTGAAAAACATCTATCACAGTATTTTTTGCGCTTGTCATGCACAACGTTGTCGCACCGATCATTCATGCAGGCTCTATCCACGCAAAAAATACCGCGCAAAATTGGCGTTCTTGTTGCGCTCGTTTTTTGTGAAAATCACATGCCCCTTACCGCGAAGCTCGAAGATTCTCGCTGCCAGCCTGGTGACTCCCAGAGTTTTCCAAGCGTCGTGGCTGGTCACTCCGCGTGGTTGCTTTTTCAACAGTTGCAATACTCGTAGTGCTTGACTCATTTTCCGTCTCCTCTTCTTTTGAGTTGTAATCGGCCAACCATTCCTCAGTAGTTTGGTCGGCTGGTTCTTTTTTCAGATCAAGATTGAGATCGTGGGCTGCCCACGCCTCGACCTGATTCAATAAATTATTCATTGAAATAAAATTGCGCTTACGATCTAACGGCGAAAGTTCTGCGTCGGTTGCTTTGTATTTCGAACTTCGCATCGCGATGACTTCTGGCTCCATCCCTGGTACATTTTCGATCAGAAGGCAATTCCCGAGCTTTCTCAAGATCAGTTCTTTCACCGTGTCTTCGCTGACATTCACTTCGTTTGCTTGCAAGTGTTCAGCAATCACACGACACCACTTGTGCAGGCAATCGTTCTGTTCTAAGGAACGTTTCACAATCGCTTCTTGCCGACGAGTGAAATGATGTTCTTCATTGAAGCTGCTGCGAGTTTTTCATCTCGCGGCTCCGGCAGCGCCAGCGGTTCAACCAAACGATGCTCTGGTCGAGTGATCAGCAGTTGCTTGAACTCTCCCAGTGTTGGCGCAAATGAAGGAAACAAATCTACGACCTCATCCAACGCTCTCTCAATTGCGGGAATTTCAAAAGTTTTCAAATGTCTCAACCACAATCGTTTGGCAATGTTAGTTTGCTTTTCGCTTTTCCCGCGCTGCCACGACGGGTATATCGCTGAGAAAATCTGAAAAATCTTGTTCACCGTTTTGTGATACTGCCCATCCAATGTCTGAGATTTCGTCATCACAGCCCCCTTCTTTGTTTCTTATATTTAATTTCTTAAACTTCTTGTTAGTCGTCGCTTTGATCGTCGCCTTTTTGACCCTCTGATCGTCGGGTTGCTCGTCGGGTTGCTCGTCGGCGTCGATCATGTTGATGTCGAAAACCCGCGTATCTACTAGCTTTGCGATGGTTCCTCGGTTCGTCGGTTTGAACGTCGCCAAGCCCGCCGCTTGAAGGCGTTTTTTGGTCCTTCTGTACGCCGCTTCGCTCGTCGCCCCCATAGCCTTCCAATCGCCAATTAGAGCCTCGCCCGTTTCGCGGGACGCACGAAAGGCTATCAACGTTAAGAGATTGAATGATTTTGGATCACTAGCGAGAAGCGCTAGCGCGGTATCTGATCGATTTAGTTTGACAAAACCTAGTGCCATAACGTCTCCCTGAAGGGAAACATTAAGGCACTTTCAGGTTTTTTTCAACAGTAAAACTCTTTTACGAGTTTTCCCACTCCATCAGCTTGATTTGCGGAACGGTGTAATACTCGCAATTAAATTTAGCGTATCGGCGGCATTCATCGCGGAATTTCTCTGGTGTTTTGCAGAACGCAATCACCGTGGCAAATTCGTCGCAATCGTCACTTGGCAAAACTGGCACCTGATATTTCACCATGAGCCGCAGGCCGTATATGTTGTTCATGGATGGCGTCAACTCAAACCAGCCGAATTGCGGTCGGCAGCTAACGTCTGCCATCGGCGTCCGATCCATCACCTTGAGCCAGTAGTGTCGCCAGATTTTCATCTTGGGATTTTCTGGATCAGTAAGCACCTGCCAACTTTCGTCGCCATGCCAGCACCAGTAAATCAATTCACCCGTGTCTGGTCGCCGCTCAATCAGATCAGCTTCACGGTGAAATTTCTGCAAGGCAAAAGGATTGTAGGCCAGGAGTTGATGGGAATGTGCGGAAATCCAAAGTGCACATTCTTTGCTGACGATCATCTGTGAATGTACATTGGCCTTGAGCTTCAGCCCTTTCCAGAATCCGTCGTAAACTTTGCCGTGATTCTGCAGAATTTCTTGTGCTTGCGACTCAAAATAATTTTCAAAACTAGAAAAACTCAAGTTCTCATTCCACTCCGCTGCAACATCGTCGATCAGCGTCAATGGCTGTGAGACAGGTCGTCTTTCATTCTTCATTTTCCAGCCCCCCTTCAACCCTTATTGTTTTGTCTTTTCGCACGACTGCTTTTTGTAAAAAAAGGTCGTACAGATTTTTCAACGCCTCATAATCTTCTTCTGGCAAAAAATCCACCTCTTTGAAGTAGTCAATTTTTCCCAGTGGTCGATCATCCGCACCCTGGAATTCCCAATCGACCAGGATGTGAACCGGAACCTTGTAGTAATCGGCCAAAGCGGTTAGCGCCACGATGTTTGGTGGCCGCTTCAGGCCGCCGTCCTTCTCCCACTTCTGATATCCAGATTTCGTAATTTTATAGCCGGACTCTCGCAACACGGCAACAACATCATCCTGCGTCATACTGTGAACCTTCCGCAGCATTTTGATGCGAGTTGCGAAAGAAACCTGCTTGGTTTCTTTTTTCAACGTTCTCTCCTTTTTTATACAGCACTTGAAAACTACGCCTAAATTTTTAGCTAGTCAACTAAAAGGAGATTTTGACTTTTCTCAATGCAAATAAGAATTCAGAACTTTGCAATTAATTGTATATTTTGATTACTATCGAGGTTATATGTACTATGAGTATTCTTTTTTAATTTTATAAGGCTAGTTAAATGATTGCTGAGAACGTGTGGCATCGTTTGAAGAAGATAGGGATTGCATCTATAGCGCGTGATATGGGGATTACAAAAGCAAACATCTATCGGTGGAGAAATTCAACACCTGTCCCCGATGGTCGTTTACTTGAACTAGAAAAGATCACTGGAGTTCCGCGACACCTGTTTAAGCCGGAATTATTTGATAGGTATACCCGCTGGTAGATACTTTTAGAATCTTTTGTATACTTTTACTTGATTCTTTTCCCAAGAGGAGTAGACTCTTTTAGTGTTTATTAAGTAAAAAGGTGAATATATGGGTGTCTATTGGGATGAATTTGTTGAAAAGTTGCCAGAAATTATTCCTTTGATTGAAGCGCGAGACTTCGAGGCGTTATGCACCAGCATCGCCGCTGAATACGAAACTTTCGTTGCAGACTGTCAAGACCTAGCAAAAAGCCATGACTTGGCACATGGGCAGGATAACCAAAGGTATATAGAGCTTGCTGAACAAGCCTACGAAGAAGGCTCTATCTGGGGCGATATGGTCGCCATAAAGGAAAAGGCGGAAAACGTATCGTCCTTCGGGAGATCGTCATGAGACTGACGCTGAGAGGAAACGTGTGGCAGGTCATCGGCGGCTTTGCAGGACGAAAGTTCTTCGGACACGCGCCGAGTAGGAAAGAAGCCACAGACTGTTTTATCAATTTCATATCGAATATCAAAAGGGAGAATCGAAGTGAACACAAGCGAATCCGTTAAGGAAATTGCAACTGCGTTGTCGGCTGCACAGGGCAGCTTGCAGGATGCGACGAAGAACGCCAAGAACCCACACTATAAGTCTGATTACGCAGACCTAAGTCACGTCTTAGAAGCGATCAGACCAGCTTTGAAGGCACACAATCTGAGTGTGCTGCAACTGCCCTTCTCAAGTGGCAGTCGCGTGGGAATCGTCACACGCATCATGCACAGCAGCGGCGAGTGGATAGAAGAGTCGATTGACCTTGAAGTCGAGGGACGAAACCTAGCGCAAGCTGCCGGATCACATATCACTTATCTCAGACGCTATAGCTTGGCAAGTTTATTTGCGATCCATCAGAAAGATGACGATGGAGAGAGCGCACCTAAACGCCAGGCCCGTCCAAGCCAACTAAAAGTCAAAGCACCGTCGCAGTTAGAACAGCAAGCGATTGATGCAGGCATTGTGACGGCAGAAAAACTGACTGATTACAAAGCTGCGAGATCAGAGAAAGAAGTAAATGATTGGCTGACGGAGCAGATTGCACTTAGGCAACGCGCAGAACTGGTGACTGTATGATTGAGCGAATAAAGATTGATGTCGTTCAAAACACGCAGCCTTGGCTGGATTGGCGCAAAAGTTATCGCATGGCAAGTGATGCAGCTACCGTCATGGATGCATCGCCCTACCAAAAGCCTGCCGATCTCTGGCAAGTCAAAAACGGCTTCAAAACTGTCGCGGTCACCAAGCCAATGCGTCACGGCTCTAACCTGGAGCCGACCGCACGAGCCAAAGTCGCTGAGATTTTGGACGTTGAGTTGGAACCACAGTGCTGGCAATACGGCGCATATGGGGCAAGCCTTGATGCAATCAGCGCAGACGGCAAGATCAAAGTTGAGATCAAATGCCCGTTTTCTGAAACGAGCGCGATTTACGGGCACCTGCAAGCTGAAGTGCCTGCGGTCGTGCCTTACGTGTTCTGGCAACTTGTTCATCAACAATACGTTTGCCCTACTCAGAAGACATATCTATTCGTCTATTTCGACGATGCCAAGTGGGAATTGTTTGATGCGACGAGCTTAATCACTCAAGAGCATATCGAACAGCTTTTGGATGCTTGGGATGACTTCTATCAAAACCCGCCGCTGATTGAGCGAACAGACGAAAAAATAAAAACTCTGGTAATGCAGCACAGAGATGTTCTGGAGCAAGAGGAGCGGTTGAAAAAGCAACGTGCTGAGATCGAGAAATTGTTAAAGGCAGAGTGCGAACACGACACCATTGCGTTTGGCAGCAAGATCGTGACGCAAAGCCGAAAAGGTGCAATAGATTATAAATCCATCAAAGAACTTAAACCGCTGAACCTTGAGGCGTATCGAAAGCCTGCTTCAAGCTATCAGGTCATCAAACATCCAAAGGAGGGAATCGCATGAGTGGAGTTAACAAAGTAATTCTCATCGGCAATCTTGGACGTGCCCCTGAAATGAGGGCAATGACCAACGGCAATCACGTCACCAATCTAAGTCTCGCAACCAGCGAGTCGTTCAAAAACAAGGAAGGCGAATTTGAGACTCGTACCGAGTGGCATCGAGTGGTCATGTTTAATCGTCTTGCGGAAGTGGCAAATCAGTATTTGTCAAAAGGTAGCAAGGCATACATCGAAGGGAAGTTACAGACGCGAGAGTGGGAATCAGACGGCGCAAAGCGCAGCACAACGGAGATTGTCGCCAACAGATTAGAAATGCTAGACAGCAAACAAAAGAATTTGGAAGGCACCAAATCAACCAACGAGTTTGTCGCTTTGTTTAATGACGAAAAAAAGCACAACGAGGAAGATTTTAACGATGACATACCGTTCTAGGGGGAGCGATGACTTATAGAAATGAGAATAGCTACCTTAGCCTCTCTGAGCTTAAAGATTTGACCCGTGAGAGCAACGTAGCGCAGATTACAGAGGTTTTACGCACCTGGGGTATCACGCCCTTTATCGTACCGAAAACTGGCTTCCCAGTCGTTTTTCGAGATAGTCTGCACAAGGCTCAAGCAGGCGAGCCAGAATTTAAAATGAACTTGGATGCTATCTAATGCCCAGACGCCGAACAAAAGACTTTGATTTACCGCCGCGATGCGAGCGCAGAGGGAAAAATAAACGTATATCTTATCGATCTCGGACGAACCAAAGAATACCGCTTGATCTGCCGCCAAATCCGACAGTCGGACAGATATGGGACGAGTATGAGCGCATCACTCAGCAGCACAATCCATTGAGCATTCAAAGTTTGTTTGATGAGTACGAGCGCAGTATAAATTATAAAAAATATGCAGACGCGACAAAAAAAGATCACAAGGTTTATATGAAGCAACTGAATGAGGTTTTTGGAAACAGTGATATGTCTGCTGCCCAGCCAAAGCACATTACTCAGTGGCGGGACAAGAAGGCTGAGAGCGCAAAGCCACAAGCCAATAAACAACTCAGTTTATTACGAATGATCTTTCAACATGCTGTGTCAGTTGGCTTGATGAAAAGCAACCCCGCAAAAGATGTTCCTGCACTGTCTCTCACACGACAGGAGAAGATTCAAAAGAAAGAAGATAAATATGCGCTGACGAATGTGGCTACTCAAGAAAAGATGGTTGCGATGTACGAGTTGCTAGAGCGTCATCTGGATGATTACGCACCGCCAATGCTGCAATGCTATATGGAGTTGCAGTATTGCATCGGAGAGCGTGTAGGAGATGGCTTAAGCATGGAGTGGTCACATATCGATGAAAAAGAAGGTCGCATTCTGATTAAGCAATCAAAGACCTTACAGTGGCACAACAAAATCATCACGCCAAGAGTCGCGGCTGTGCTGCATCGTGCTAGAAGAATTCAACCGATATCAAAATACGTGATCCACAATCAATCTGGCAAAAAATATACCGTTAGTGGCATGAGAGCAAATTGGAATCGTTACAAGGAACGACTACCAAAGCATTTGTGGTTCACATCAAGTTCGATCAGAAAAATGGCAATCAGTGATGCTGACGATAAGCAATTGTTCTCACAACACGCCTCGTTAGCTATGGCAAAACACTACGATTACAGCATCCCAGATGCACCATCTCACTAACATGCAAACTACTGTATATACCCAACTATATACCCAAATCCATGGTTATACATACAGTAGTTTCACGTAAGTGATTGATTTAATTGGGGTGGACGATGGGGTTTGAACCCACGACCGCTGGAATCACAATCCAAGAGCCAATCCAGTGTTTATGCGGCCTACAGGCCAGTTTTGGGAATATAAAATGCGCCAGATACCTACTGTATATACCCAACTATTTTTTCACAAACCGACCACGTTTATCGCGCTTGCGAGGCGGGGGCGGGAAGAAGAAGGCAACGAGTTTTTTCCAGAAGGACATAGGAGCTATTCTTGATAAGCAGTAATAGCGGGAACCATCCCAGCTCTAACATTTTGCCGCGTAAATACGCTGTTAACGATAGGAGCAATGCGCGAGGCAGTTTGCCCCAACTGCGTCCTGTTAATAGGAGCCTCAAACACTTTAATGATTTCGTCCTGACTCATGCCTCTGCGAAACAAATTATTAGTCAGTTCCTCTATGAGTTCTGGCGAGGGTTCACCTTTGCTAAGAACCCTGGCAACTGTCGGGACGATACTTACAGGGTCAACAACGCTCAGAAGAATAGATGGATCAAGCGCATCCCTCAAATTATTCATCGCCTGCAACCTAGCCGCCGTATTGGGGCCAGAGGTCAGCGCAGATCGCGTACTAGAAAAATCAGCCTCATTTTTAAGCGTTTGTAAGAAACCATCAACATTTTCTTCAGGGATAATCGCTGCCAACCTTTTACGCATGGTTTCAGAACCGATAAGTTGTTTGACCACATCCACATTATCTCTACCTGATTCAATAACATCCTGCAACGCTTTCATTGCCCCAGTGCGAAAACCCTCAAGTTCAGCAGAGGGCAAATCTTGAGTTGTCAATTTCAATACCTCTGGATCAACTTTTAAAAACTTTAATCCGTCTTGCATGGCATTAGTAATTGCAGAATGACTTGAAAAAGTCTCTAGGGCTTCTCCATAAGCAGGATTTTGTTGTATCAACAAACTTTTCAAAGCATTTTTTTTGCGAGTAAAGAAAAGCGCATCGTCATTTTCGCCTTTCCTTTTTGCTGCTGAAATTTTATCGTCAAGGGAACGCTTTAATTGATCAAGCGCACGCATATTGACATCACCAGGTTCCATCTCGCTTTTTGCTTTTTTCTGAGCTGTTCTGAACAAAGGTTTAATAAAGTCATCATCAACAAACTCTTGTAATGTTTGCTGCACTGTAATTGGATCGTCAAATCCCTTTACAACTTGCTGATAAGCCCCTGGTGCGTTCAAATCAATTGTTGTGTCATACGCCTCTCGATATAAAGGAGTCGATGCCCGTGATCTCGCTGCGATGGCTGCATCGTAATTTTCAAAGTATTTAGCACCATCAGCTCCGAAAGTTTTAGTCAAAAGTTCTTTTACGCGTTTCCGTTGGCCTGCTTGTCTTTCGTTCACTAAAGACCTGCCTGCTATCTTGGCTTGATCGCCTAAGTCCATCGTAGCTCTAGCAGTTGTCTGAAATGCAGGGCCAATATCTGAGATCGTTGCTTGCCCTGGCCCCACTGTGGTTTGATCCAACTGAGCAACTCGCGCAGCGGCTTGTTGTGGAGTTAGCCCTTCTTGACTAAGCGCATCCTGTAATACACGCGAGGCTTGATCAGCAGGAGCGTCTGTTGCCTTTCTGGTTACCGTTGCCACGCCACGGGAAAGCAGGTCGCCTAACAAATTGACGGTTCCAGCGCCCAGGACCGCTGTTGGTGCGCCAATCGCCGCCCCTTTCGCTGCTTCTCCTATTGTTTCACCAGGCTCAGCTTTCCCTGCTCCATAGATACTGCCTTCTAAAGCGCCAACACTGCCAATACGTCCCGCTCGTTGAGCAGGACTCATTTTGCTAATAACTTTCGGCGCTAAAAGCCTAGTGCCTCCAGCGATCCCTGTTCCCAATGCACCAGTCATCTCTAACGCTGGCGCGAGTATCGGGTGCGTTTTTTCAAAATCTTTTCGTTCCTGCGCCAACTCACTGTGTCGCTGTCGATACCCTTCAGCTAATGGCGTACCTTCTGTCGCCGCCTTGTATAATGCAGCAACACCGCTTTCCAATTCATCGCCAAAGCCAAACAGCAAGCCCTGCCCATACAGTTGACGCTGGGCCGCTTCGAGCGACCGATTCAGATTTTCTGCGCCTCGCTTCTCATTAAAAGTCTTTCCTGTTTCTCGCTTATACGCCTCTGCCATTGTTCCCATTATTAAGATTCCATTTCTTTCATTCTGTCTATCACCGCTTCGTATAATCCAAGTTTTTTCAACACCTTATCATCTAACTGCCCGAGTTCTTCTTTCGTCATTTCCAAAATGTTTTGGGGCAATGAGAACGATTGACCGTCAGATGGCGGTGGGTTTTCAGATGACGATGCTTCTGACCCCGTTGTTTGCGGGGCTGCTCTCCCTGCTGCGTTTAACATACTCTTTTGCGCCACTTTTCTAGCTCTGCGTTTAGCAGCAATGGTTTCTGCACTATCTCCAATAACAGGGAAGAATCTGGCATATTCTTGAGCGAACTCATCTTCTCCGATAGCTGCGCCTGATTCTCGCCTTAGTTTTGCAGCCGTCCATGCAGAAGCAGCGTTTAAGTATTGCTTTTCTTTTTCGCTTTTGAATCCCTCTGCTATTTTGACATTACGCTTTAGTGCCGCCTCTGTGCTGGTTATCTCGTCTAAAAATTCCCCAGAGTTTTCATCTTGCTCTAGTTCGTCGATCGTCGGGGCAGCGTTCATCATTTGATCGTAAAAGAACGCGGAATCTGTTTCCGCTTGTGTCGGCATGTTGGCTTTTGTTCTTTCCTCATCTGCCAAAGCTACCACTGCTTTATTATGTAATTGTTGAAATTCATTTTCTGGCGTATTTGGGTCGTAATATTTTTTTCTATCAGCAGGGCTTAATAAGGATGCGGCTTTAGGATCGCGGGTGCGTGTTAGCCCAAACGACCTGGGATCGTCGCTTATTTTAACTGGTTCGCGAGAGCCATCAGGATTTTCAACCACCTGATAAACTGCGTCCCCCTGGCGATATGGATTGCCTACATTTTTCCTGTTGGGTCTCGTTACAGGGATTCCGGCTTGCTCAAATCGGTCAGCTAACGTCAATGGCTTCGTAGCTGACGGTGGCGAGGGCATGACGGGGGTTGCTGTGCCGTTTGGTTTTATTACTTCGCTTATTCGATTATCGCCCGTCGCTTGGTCAGGTGGCGTGACGATATTTCCTAACAGGTTACCAAACGTCGGTTGTTCAAAGGTTATGGAGCCGTCAGGGTTTGTAATTTGGATCAATCTTACCGACTGTCCTCCACCCAAAGGATAATCAATCAATTCTCGTTTTGGCTGATTCAGCGTTCGCATTTCAGCATCGCGCTTGGCTTTTTCAAAAGCTAGTCGTTCAGGCGAATTAAGACGTTGTAACTCTTGCAGCCTGGCATTTTCTATTGCTTGAGCTGTTTGCTGCTTACGCAACTCCATAACACCAGCGTGAGTTTCAGGCAGAGGGCGTCCGAAAATGTCAGTGCCTAAGCGCCCCTGGCGCATTAAATAATCGTCAACTAATCCCACCATTGTTACTCCTACCCAAATATGCTGCCAATAAGGTTGCCAAAAACTCGCTGTTTCCAAGCGTTGTCCTGATTCTCTATCTGCCCAAGATTGTGATAGGGCGACCCAGCGGATTGTCCATAGCCAGCGCCCAGATAAGATGTATCGCCACCTACAATACCTGGAGCGCCAACCTTCCCGCTAAGATTCATTAGCATGTTAGCCATCTCAATATCTCTGTTTGCCAGGCCCAAATCAGCCTGATTGATGTCTCGCGCCTGCGCGAATCCTTGTGAGCCTATCTGCTGACCAGATTCAAAACGACTTGACTCAGCCTCTAGTTGGGCCTTATCTGCTGCCGTCTGCGCTTGCTGTAACGCTTCAAGCTGTCTCAAATCTTGACCGAATTCTTGTTCCTGACCGCCGAATAGTTGATTGTAGAATTGCTGATCACGGCTCAACCGCGTTTGATCTTGCGTCCTGCCGATATCAGCTAACTGCCCTGAATACTTTGCAGCCGTACCAATTGCCTGGTTCATCAGCTCTTGGAGCGTCCCGCCCGTGTTCAACCGTCCCTGTGCCGCTGCGCTACTCTCTATCGCACGTCGCCCCTCGTCCTGCAAAAAGCGCAAAGCAGGATCGTCAGGGTTGAAAGGGTTGATCTGGTTAACATCTGTGAAAATGGCATCAGGTATTGCCCCCCGCCCAATCTCGCTAACCATCTGGGCGATATCTAACTGGTTAGGCTGTACATCAACGAGCTGGCCTGTCCCTCGCTCGTCGGCCAAATCAATGCGCGGTTCATATTCTTCAAGCAGCGCATCGCGGTATCTGTCGATGTCAGTATCTGTAAAGCTGACGTCATCAGCAGTGCCCCACGTACCGTCTGGGCCAGGGTCACCGCCTAATGTATAGAACGGATAATAAACATCCGCTCGGGTTTTCATCAGTTCTCGCAGCAACGCGAGTTCAGCGTCGGCAGCGTCTCGGAGTTGGTCAGCCTGATATCTGCGCCACGCTTCTTCGATCAGCCCCGCACCGACCACATCGATGGGGTCTTGGATGATATTCGTTACTGCATCGAATATCGTATCGCCAATGGTTTGGGTACTTGCCAAATCTCCTGTCGTGACACCTTCAACAGAACCGCCTGCCCCACCTTGACCAATTCCGCCTTGACCCCCAGCGCCGCCTGCCGCCGTTGCCTGTCCTCCTTGCCCCCCAGCGCCGCCTGCCGCCGTTGCAGTTGTATCTCCAACGCTACCACCTGTGGCTGTTGTATCTCCAACGCTACCACCTGTGGCTGTGGCATCAGCTTGACCGCCTTGCGCGTCAACATCGACATCAGTATCAACATCAGTCGTCTGGTCTTGATCGCCTCCCCTGACATCGACATCGGTTGTCTGCGTTTGATCGCCCAGCGCTATGTTGATCAGATCGATTATTCTCTGATCTGATGGATCAAGCCCAGGCCCGAAAACTGTAGTAATCCAATCCCAAATTGCTCTTAAATCCATTCCGCCACCATCGTCGTTGCCGCCTTGGTTATTACCGCCTTGGTTGTTACCGCCTTGGTTATTACCGCCCTGGTTGTTGCCGCCCTGGTTATTACCGCCCTGGCCTTCTAGCAAATCATTTTGATAATCGTCGTAGTCTTTTCCAAAAGCGCCGAGAATGAAGGCTATTAAATCTCGATCTTCATCACTCATTACCGTAAAATCTGGCCCAAAAATAGCAGCAATAATGCCGACAGTATCTAAGCCGCGATCATCTTGTTTTAACAACTCCCACATGTCTCTTTGCTCGTCGGTGAGTTCGAAATCGTCCTCTCCGCTGTCAGCCTTTCCATCCCACGCGACGTTCTCTAGCAAAAGGTCTATAAGAGCTGGATCAACAGCATCAAGATCGTAATCACCGAATATGGCTCTGAGAATTTCGTCCCGAGGGCCAGGTCTTGATGCTGTTTGCATCAATTCCCACATGTCGAGGTCTACAGCAGCCTCAGCATCACTCACAACGCCGTCTTGATTAAAATCTGACGGGTCAAAAGTTTGTTCGTCGTCCTGGCCTTGGTTTTGGTAGAACTCTTCTGGAGTTTGCCCCAGCATCCTGCGATTGAATTCCTGAATATAGATTTGGCGCAAATCATCACCATCTAACGGTGATGAATCGGGCGGGGCATTGGTGTACCAGGGGATATCGTCCGTATAATTGTTATCCTCTAAACCTGCCGCAATCAGGTCTTCTATAAAATAAGAATCAACATCAATAGGGCGATTTGGGTCTGGTCGATATTTCCCGTCAATGTCAATCAGGCCAATGTCATCAGAAAACAAATCCTCACGAGCTAACGCCGCATTTATCCAGCCTTGGACAGCTTGCTCATCACGCAGGAACGCTTCCATTTCCTCATTCGATAGTGATTTAAACCACTCACGCAACACATTTTGATTTTCTTCTGACATTTAGATCACCAGATATTCCGAGGACGCATCCAGATAAACGACGCGCAAAGCGTCATATTGGCTGCCAATGGATTTACTCGCAGCACCGTCTATGGTTTCTGACCCCTCGGTATCCACAGATACCGCGCCACTGCCCATTCGTTTGACAATCACCTGTTGCCCGTCTTTTGGACTTTTATGCAGCGAAACGGTGACACTGCCACTACTATCTACCTCAACAATCTCTAGAGCTGCTGCTCCGGTGGTCGTATAGGCGGCAGTCTGTCTTGAGTAAAAAGGCTTCACAAGGTCAAAAATATCGATGACAACCTGACGAAGTGGCTCAGTCTCAGCTGGCACTTTTATCGCAAGCGGGTCTCGCAGAATGCGTGTAGTCATTTCAAAAAACCGACAGTGAAAACTAACGTCACCATAAAGGGGTATAAAGCATAAACAGCCATCTCGACTCTGCTCACGCGATCACTTACTGTTTTGAATTGATCTTTGAAGTTTTCATAACGCAGCGCGCATTCAGCCTCGTGCCGTTCAAGTTCGCTGCTCATTGATATCTTTTAAAACCTCAGTTGTGTCATCAACGATGACTGGCTTGCAATAGGCCGTGACGTTAACCTGACCACAGTTATATGTTCGTCTGTCGTCAGGATGTGTTTGTGCATGTTCAATTGCGTGACTGTAAAGATTGCATGTGTAGATTGATTGCCAGTAGGTTATGTCAGGCTGCTCAACGCCATCGATAATAACGATTAACGCGAAAGCGATTAACATCTAACGCGTCCACACTGTCGCGTATTTCGATACTCTTCAATCTTCTGCGACATCTTGGTTTGTTCCCACTTGTCCCACACCTGCTTTACGCCCCATCCTGTAACGGACAACATGACGCAGAGAGTGAGCAGCAAGAACACGATCGCATAGTTTCTGATTTTTGCTTTTCTTCGCTGGCGCTTAACTGCGATTGTTCGCATGTACTCGGCATGGTCTCGCTCGCTTTGAGCGCGAATCCGCATAGCTTCTCTATAAACATCTATGCAACCTGCCATGAGGCAGATATCCTTTATATCGCGTTCAGCCTGCTTGATTTTGCGGCGATGAATCGATAAATCCATTGCCTCTTTTGTGCTGAGTGGTCTCTTTAGTTTAGTCTTTTTTTCCCAACGATCTAATCTAGTCGCGCTGTCAGAGAATTTTCCTAGAAGTTTTGCAGCATCAGAAGCATTGGCCTGCGTGTCTCGCAGCGTCTGGATAACGCCGTTGACAGCGTTTAAAGCCGCCCCTATAGCGGCAAGCTCTGCAAACATAAGCCATTATGTCAAAGAAGGTCGTGTATCGGGAAAATCACTGGTGCTAGGCCAATCTCTTAACTTAATTCGATAGGCTTTATAAGCATCAAGTTCTGGATGATCTGTCAGCGGCAAAATATAATCTGTACGCGCTAACTCTCGATTTCTCCAGAATCTAGCAGCCTCCGCTTTTGTGTTTTCCGCTTGCGGATCAACCCACATCTCATAATGAGAATAATTTGCTTTAACAAAGTTTTCGTCGGCAACGATGAAATTCGTTTGATTACCGTCAGCGTCTTTGATAATAAATTTGTTCGACATGATAATCCTCTCTAGCCGTAGGCAAGGTAATGAATAATAACGACACCGTTACCACCGTCACCTGATTGCATATTATTGTTGCCAGTGTTTGCAGCACCGCCCCCGCCGCCACCGAAAGCTCCCCCATGCCCACAAAATGTGGTTGACGTTGACCCCGCCGAAGCGTCACAGGCTTTTCCACCGCCGCCACCAAAGACACCGCCGTAATTGATTGCTTGCTCATTGAAGTCGCCAGCCGCGCCACCGCCCCCAGCGCCGTTACCACCCACGCCAAAAACACCATCAAGCGTTGAGTCGGCCTTTGATAGTCCACCGTCTCCAAAGACATTTAAAATATTGCTGGGGAATGAACTTCCCTCTGGCAGATCAATCTCAGTGTCACTTCCTTCAACTTTTTTCTGACCCGCGTTTGTTGAAAGATCGGCTGCGTTCAAGACTCCTGCTTGGCTAGCCGTTCCTCCCTGACGAATTCCACCAACGCCAGCATATGTGTAAGAGGTATTTTTTGCGGCATTGCTTGCTCCTGGGCCACCTGAGCCTCCTCCAACTGAAGCGACTGGATCAGTCGCAGTCCCTGAAACCGCTCCACCAGCTCCACCAATACCACCACCGCCTGTTGCTCGTTCATGCGAGGCAATAGCGGCTGGAATTGCTCCTCCAGCATGTCCTACGTTTGAACGAATGGCGACTGCACCACCACCTGTAGCAGCACTGCCAGAATTGCTTCCAGCGCCTACTGCGCCTCCAGCACCTCCAACACGATTACTCGTACCTCCACTGGCTGTTCCTCCAGCACCACCAGCCGCTGCTGATGTGGACGATTTTAGTGCGACCCCGCCTGTGCCTCCGTTTCCATTCAGATCAACGGTGGTTCCTGAAGCCGTTACAAAACGACTGTTGCCACCGTTGTTCCCTGCAACAGCGGAATTTGATGAGGTTGAACCAGCACCGCCAGCTCCAATAGTAACGGTGTAGGTATCACCCTGTTTTACCGATATGATTTGCTCCGACAAGCCTCCAGCACCACCTCCCGTGGCTATCCCCACATTCGAGCTTGCCGCACCAGAGCCTCCACCGCCAATAGTAATCACGCGAATGACACCTGCTCTGCCGACTGTCCATGTTTGGCTGTTGGTGAGCAGAATTTGCTCAAGCATGGATTGATTGTCGCTACCTAAAACTGCCATGTTTTTTTCTCCTAAATTGCATACCAGCCAATGGTGTCATCGACGTAGACCAGTTGAACGCTTGCGCCCTGAATGATCGTTCCGTCTTCCGCAGAGCTGTTGATTTTCTGACTGCCGTTCCTGCCGACAGTCACCAATGCTGCTCCTGCGTTCGAGATAATTACCGTGTCGTTTGCAGAACCTGCTGGCAGCGTGATCGTGAACGCTGTACTCGCGTGGTTACAAACTAATTGATCGCCAGCACTGGCAGTGTAGTTGGTCGTCTTAATTGCCCACGCTGTGTAAGCGCCACCAGCAGTTGCCCATGACATCGTGCCAGAGCCGTTTGTTTGTAAGAATTGCCCAGAATCTCCATCACTAGATGGAAGTGTTAAAGTAATGTCTGCTGTAGACGCAGGACCGATAAGTGTTACTTTGTTTGTACCATTGTCTGAGTCCTCAAAGAACTCTATCTTACCTGCACTGGTTGAACCATTTTTAAGTGATAATGCTCCTGCATTAAGAGTCATCCCATTAGCATCAACAGTTACTCGATTTGTATTGTCAGCATATAGATGAATTTCATTAACCGTTCCGAAATCCACCTTGGTTTGATCGTCTTCACCTATCTTGATGTCAGTCGCAAGCAAACTGGTTATGCCCGTCTGTGCGGCATCTACGTTCAACGTGTTTGTCGATAGCGTAACGCCTGTGCCTGCTGCAAAACTGGTTGCAGACATTGGTATGTTCGACAGGGTGTTGTTCGAGGCGTTTATAGTTTTATTTGTGAACGTCGTGGTGCTACTTGCAGTTACCCCACTGACCTGCGAGTCCACATAGGCTTTGATTGATTGCTGAGTTGCCAATTGGGTCGCAGAATTGGACGCCATATTGTCTTCATCAAGCACCGCTGTACCGCTAACGCCCGTGTTCAACACTGCTGAGGTAAGCGTTTTGTTAGTCAGCGTTTGCGTGAAGGCTTCAAAGACGAATGTGTCGTTACCTGCCAACAATGGCAGCGAGACAGTGCGGTCAGCCGCCAGGTTAGCGACAGCGAAAATATATTGATGATCAGCAGCGCTGTCGTTGATTTGGGGAGTTGTAAGGACGGGGCTGGTCAGTGTCTTGTTAGTCAAAGTCTGCGTGGATGTTGTGCCAATCGCCTCACTCCAACTGCTCAGTGTGCCATTGTCATCCACCGCCCAGTACAGCCCAGAGCTTTCTGTGAGGACGATCTGCCCGTAGCGTATCTCACCGGATGCACTTGTATTTCTAACAGCAGAGATGAGTACAGAGCGATCAGACGAAGGTGCGTTGGATGCGCTTGCGCCGAGCGAATAAAAACCTGACTTTTTGACTGCCGTGGCTTTTGTATCACTCGCATCAGATATACTGGTGTTGCCGATATTTCCCGCGTCAGCATCATTCAGTATTGTCTGAACTTGTGTGGTGGTCTGTGTTAACTGGCCCATTCTATCCTCTTAAAATTTGTGCATCGATGGCTGCGTCCAGCACATCGACCTGAGCATTTGAACTTGTTTCAACACGCACGATGATCTCTCGACACTTACCAATACCGTTAATATCGATAGTCTTATTGCCGTTCAGCGTCATAGTATTAATGGTCGTGAAACTCGATAGGTCTTTGCTCACTTTCAACGACACGCTTGAGCTTGCGCTCGTATCCAAATGCAGCTTCACCTGGTCAATCACCATCTCTGCCCCGCCCACATCCAGCACCTCTGAGGTGATCAGCGGCAAATCTTTCCGCCTCGTGATGTTTTCGCCATCAGCCTGGAAGTTGGAAAAATCGAGCTTGTAGATTTTCTTGTTGGCAGAGTGTGCGGCAAGCACATAATCAAAATCGTGAACCACGCTCGTAGTCATGAAGTCTTTTTCAAACCACGTCTGACTCGTTACGTGATAGGTCCAGATTTCGCCCTGATCAGCAAAAATGAAATCAACAAAACTTTCCTGGTGTAAAGAGTAGGAGGTTACGCGCACCGTATCGAAATCACTGCTGTCGTAGTTCGCCCACTGCTCTCCGATCGCAGGCACGAACAGAGGTTGGAAGTTCTCACCCTGAATCATCCCTGGCCGACGATTCTCATCGATGAAATAGATCACCCCATCGATAGCGGCAACAGCATGAGTTCCACAAATGCCATGCTGCATGACCGCCTGACGGCTAAGTGGTGGCCGTCCTGTGCCGCTCGTAAACCATATCTCAGTGGTTGTTTCACCAAAGAGGTAGAGTAGCTGATTAAGGCTGAAAACGCGCAGAAGGTCATCTGGTAACGCCTCTGCCTGAGCAAAATCGAGAGACTCGATATTAGTCCCGTCGTTTAGGGCAGAAACTACGAAATAACCGTCAGGCTGCTGATAAATAAACCTGCTATCTAAAAACGCCACTGAGCTGGTCAGGAGTAGGTCCGTGTCGCTAATTTCAGCGAGACCGCCTGCAACAGTGTACACATATGCGTCTGGTGTGCCGCCTGTAGTAATAATTAACTGATTTTGGTCAGTCGCCATCACCACGGGAGTTGGGCTATTTACGATCTCGCCCAGAAAGATAGCTGCTCCGCCCGAATCAATCGAATAGAGAGCATCGCCTGTAACTTGATAAAGCAGCCCATTAGGACCATTAGCAATCAGCCCCCTATCAGCACCGCCTGGCGTAATACTCGCGGTAATCGCTTCAGAGGCGCTGTCTGTCAAAGGTGACGAGGTGCTGTCAGTAATGGCCTCGCCCGTGGCTTGGAAGTTTGCGAACTCCACATAGCCAGGTATCTGCCTGTAACCTCGCAGCGTATGCGGAAATAGATTGAGCGTTTGCTGTCGGTTCGCATCTAACCTGGTGCTGCCGTAGCTCGACTCAAGCGGTATCGCTGCCCTCACAGCACGTCATCCGTGATGTTGTACTTTCCGTATGTGAAACGCAGGTCGCTCATATCGACGCTAATATCCAATGTGATATCGGCCTCTAATCTGTCTTTGGTTTCCTGCGCTACCTGATTCACGATGGGTGAGGGATCGATGCCGAATTGTGGGCTGATATCTATCGCCAGATTATATTCAAGCGCCCTTACTGCCCCATCAGGAATATCAAGTGTATCGCCCAGTGCACTAGGCGCTGGTATTGCCAAAAGCCCGTCTTCACCATACTCGTTGATCAAATTCTTCAGCGAAGTGAACGCATCAGTATTCTTGTTAGAGTCATCAGTTGAAAACGTCACGCCTGATGTACGCACCCTGATCAAACTGGTAGCAGCATCAATAATGTTTTGACTAGTTGCCATGGTATTTCCAAAAAAGATAGGGGGGCCGAAGCCCCCCCAAGGGAGTCGGAGCTTGCGCTCCTAGGGATAATTAGTTAATACCAACTCTTGTTGCGAGTTCTGGCCTGATCGTTTTGTATCCGTAGAGAATATCAATACGACAAGGGAAGGTATCAGCACTGATCGAATAGTCTCGGACTATTCTCATGCTTATCCCATCCATCACTTCTCGGGCCTTAAAATCAACCCCATCCGGCAGGGTCAGGTCAGCAGATGCAAAACAGAACGCGTCCTTGTGATAAGCCAACGTATCTGTCCAGTCAGCACCATTTCCACCGCCTAGCTTACTTACAGCCGCATTATCCGCAGGGCTTCCCGATACATTCTGGGTTCCACCTGACGCGACAATAGAGGGGCTGATAGCTAACGAGGTGGCTGAAGTGCCAGAGTTTGCCGTGACCACGAAGTTCTGAAGAACTCCGGTATCGGCCTTAGTCTCTGGATGAACTCGGTTCACACCAGCGATCGTAATGATATCGCCTTTGAGGAACGTCGTTGATCCAGTGTCCACAGTTAGGCTAGCACCCGTTTGACTTGCGCCATTGACGAGATAGCCCGTCGTTGCCGCAGCAGTTCCTGTGGTGTGAGTCGGTACAAGAGTGTTCTCGTAGTGATCGAATCCTGAGATACGACCTAACAAGCCTTCTTTGTACTGCTTACCGATTTGGGTAGAGTCCTGGAACAGACCCTTGGTATCAGCCAGCATATCGACAACACTTTGCGGATCGTGCATGTAGTTGCGATCGCCATAAGGCGCAAGATTTGTCGTTAGACTCTTCTGTGCGTTGGTTATGTTCGCGAACGAGTTAGCTGAACCTACGCCATTAACAAAGTTGTAAACATCTTTGCTCATGGAATACGCATCGCTTTCGATATTCGCAGCCAGCACACTCATCGCAGGTTCAAGATAACGTTCCTTGAACTGATCGATGTGCAGGGTCAACTCTTCGCTTGAGAACGTGAAGTCAACACCTTTTTGGGTTGCGACAGACAGGGTGACAGAATTCTCTGTGACGTCCTGGCTGCTGAGGGTTGCACCTGTCCTAACAGTGAATTCGTTAGGGAGGCGTATTTTTAGGTCGTTACCGACCTTTGCGCCACTCTTGGCATACTGATCATCGTACTGCGTATTTATTGTCGCAATGAAATTCGATTTCTGATGGAGTATAGCGAGGGCTTCTTTCGTAATAATACTCGGGGTGAGTAATGAATTAGCCATTTTTTAGTGCCTATTTTTTGTACCCCCGAAACTTTGCATACTCGTCAGGACTCATCTTGTCAGGGTCTTTCGACACCTTTCCTTTTGGAGCGACGGGCTTACTTGGCGCGGGAGCGTTAGTAGTTGAGACAGGTCGCTTGGCTATTTTTAGAGCGGTTGAAACAGTAGTAAGAGCTTTCATCGCCTCAAGTTCTTCCATTTGATTCACACGGGCAGCCTGTTGTGGATTACTGGCTAACCAGTAGGCAACAGCAGGGCCGTTATCAAAATCGTTAACTATCGCTCTCGCCACAAAATCCGATTGTTGGAATGTGGGCGAAGTGATCTTGGATTCGTAATCGGGAAAATCTAACGCAAATTCTTTAGACTTTTCTTTGAACGATTCCTCACTGATCACTTGTTTTTGAGCGTTGAGGTGATTCAATTGCGCTTGTTGCTGCTGGCCCAAAGCCTGTTGGACGGTCTGGGCGTTTAGCTGCGCGTTGTACTGAATAACAGCTTGCTGATATTTGCTCTGATCATAATCGTAGTCCTGCAACTCTGGAAATTGATCCAGCGGTTGTTGAACCTGGTTTATTTGTTCAGACAAATATCTGTTCTGCTGCTCTAGCTCTTGAACTCTGGCATTAGCCTCGTTCTTCTGTCGTGCGAGTTGAGAAATCCGCTGCTGAACGGAGTTGCGTGTTTTCTGCTTCTCCTCAGCTTGGTTGTCAGCGTTCTCTTCGCTGGATGGCTCCTGGGCTTCTTCTGTAGTGTTTTCAGAAGTAGCTTCAGAGGTTGCGCCCTCTTCGGGCTGTTGAGAATCTTCAACGGCATCCTCTACAATTTCCGCAGGCGATAGATCGCCCTCAGCGTTAGCTGCATCAGACATGAGTACGTCTCCACGAATTTTTACCTCGCTTTGAAGGGCAGCGAGTTCGCCCACGCTTTACGGTGCGCTAAACCGAAATAGCTTAGGAGGAGAGCATGTTTCGCAAGCGGTTTGCCAAGCC